CTCCATATTTTCCCCGGAGGGATATTTGGAAAGCCAATTGGGGGTTAGATTCTAGGGCCCACGGGAAGTTTCTCGTGTGCTCCTTTCTTCCCGCTGGTCTCGCTCACAACGGGCCCTAGAATCTAACCCCCAATTGGCCCCAAACGCCCTCTATCTAAGGAGCAACTATGGGTAAAAGGGCCGCAACCCACTCTAAACCAGCTCGAACTGTAGAGCAACGCGAAGCGCAAATGATCAACCTGGCGCTTGAGCTTGCTGAGAAGCAGCTTCGAGAGGGTACAGCACCGGCAACCACGGTGAATCACTACCTCAAGCTAGCCTCCACAAGAGAACAGTTGGAGGTAGAGAAGCTGAGGAACGAAACAGCACTCCTCGAGGCGAAGAAGACGGCGCTCGTCAGCGCTGAGCAAGCCGAGAAGATTGCCAAAGAAGCCATCGAAGCCTTCCGCACTTACTCTGGAGCGGGAGATGTTACGGACGTATACTGAACTGGCGCGCCTCGAGACCTTTGAGGAGCGGTTTGACTACCTGGCTCTCACCGGGAGTGTCGGTACCTCTACGTTTGGCTTCGATCGATACCTGAACCAACGATTCTACACCTCGACGGAGTGGAAGAAGGTCAGGAACTTTGTTCTGGCTCGAGATGAAGCCTGTGACCTTGGGATCGAGGGACTCGACATCAGATACATGCCGCTAATCCACCACATGAATCCGATTCAGCCCAAAGATCTCGAGGAATTCAATCCAGACATCCTCGAGCCAGAGTTTCTCATTACTACAACCAAGAATACCCACAACGCGATACACTTCGGAGACCGATCGAGGTTGACACCACGAGTTGTTGAGCGTCGACCGAATGATCAAGCTCCCTGGAGGATCTAATGGGAACCATTCTTGAAGATACCAAGAAGGCAATCGGTATTATGCCGAGTTATGATGTCTTCGACGACCAGATCCTCATGCACATCAATACTGCACGGATGGATCTCGCACAATTGGGGCCAAAATGCGATGTCCCGATTGAGAAAGATACCGCTTGGACCGTCTTTGACTCTATCGATGACGAAGCGGCAATCAAGTCTTACATCGCCATGAAGGTTAAGCTGTTCTTCGACCCACCGGGGAACTCCTTCTTGGTATCGGCATACCAGAAGCTGATCGAGGAGGCAGCATGGCGACTGATCTATCAGACCGAGGGGAAGCAGAGGTAGAAGACCTCATTCACCACGGCGTAAAAGGCCAGAAATGGGGCGTCATCCGCAAGAAGGCTAGCGCTGGTCGGAAGGCCACCATCAAGGCTATCCAGAAGAGCGGACGATTCACCGCCAACGCCACCAAGACAACCATCAAGACTGCTCGAACTGGGGCAGCTAAGGTTCAGAAGGCAAAGCAGGCCCATGACCAGCGAGTCGCCGGAAAGATCCAGGCCAAGAAAGAAGCTAAGGCTCGAAAGAAGTTCGCAAACCGCGGATACAAGAAGATCAGCGACACTGAGCTCCAGTCTCGAATTAAGCGGCTGGAGCAAGAGAAACGCTATCGGGAGCTCAAGGCCGATCGCCACCTGGTTCGAGGTCGTGAGGTCACTCGGTCGATCCTCGAGAACTCCCTGACTAAGGCTGGTACTTACGCAGCAACCAAGGCTATGAAGACAGCCTTTGATAAGTCGTTCGATCCTGGTAAGACTGGAAAGTCGGCAGGAGAGACACTGAAGAAGGCAGCTGAGAAGGCTAAGGAAGCGGCTGAGGCCGCATCGGTTGTCGCCGAAGAGGCACATGTAGCATATAAGTCTACTGGTGGCCCCGATCGCAAGAAGCTCCCACAGTCTTCTAAGCCGAAGCAGATCGAGAAGCCTAAGTCGTACAAGCAGATCGAGAAGCCTAAGTCGTACAAGCAGATCGAGAAGCCTAAGTCGTACAAGCAGACTAAGCCCTCGCCTAAGAAGAAGCGGTACCCTCGTAACCCGGGGAGCACTGCTAAGTAATGCTCTCGAACACCGCAGTACCAAAATACTACGGGCAGTTTCGAGACGCAGTCGTCCGAGGAGAGATTCCAGTATGCGAAGAGATCTCCTGCGAGATGAATCGCATCGACGCCCTCATCGCAAACCCGGAATACTACTACGACGACAAAGCTGTAGAGGGCTTTATCGCTTACTGCGAGAACGAGCTCACACTGTCCGATGGAGCCGACCTCCATTTGCTCGACAGCTTCAAGCTCTGGGCCGAACAGCTCCTTGGCTGGTACTACTTCGAGGATCGCCAGGTCTTCGTTCCCTATGAGGATGGAGTCGGCGGTCGATACGAGACCAAAACAGTAAAGAAGCGCCTTACGATCAAGCAGTATCTGATCGTTGCTCGTGGAGCAGCGAAGTCAATGTACATGTCACTCATCCAGAATTACTTCATGGTGATTGATACTACAACGACGCATCAGATTGCTACGGCTCCGACCATGAAGCAGGCCGAAGAGGTGATGGGTCCATTCCGGACCGCTATCACTCGAGCAAGAGGTCCGCTGTACAAGTTCCTCACTGAGGGGTCCATTCAAAATACAACTGGCGCGAGGGCTAACCGCCAGAAGCTGGTTGCAACTAAGAAGGGCGTCGAGAACTTCCTGACTGGATCTCTACTCGAGGTCCGACCCATGTCCATCGATAAGCTGCAGGGTCTTCGACCTAAGGTTTGTACGGTGGATGAGTGGTTGTCTGGAGACATTCGAGAGGATGTCGTCGGTGCTCTTGAACAGGGTGCCTCTAAGATCGACGATCCGGTCATCCTGGCCGTCTCCTCAGAAGGAACCATCCGCAATGCGGTGGGTGACACCATGAAAATGGAGTTGCTCAAAATCCTGAAAGGCGAATACATCGCCCCTCACATCTCAATTTTCTACTACAGACTTGACGACATCAAGGAAGTAGCAGATCCTGCTATGTGGGTTAAAGCTCAGCCGAACATCGGGATCACTGTCTCTTATGATCGGTATCAGCAGGACGTCGAGCGTATGGAACAAGCTCCTGCCGCTCGAAACGACATCCTCGCCAAGAGGTTCGGAATCCCTATGGAGGGATACACGTACTTCTTCACCTACGAGGAGACGATCCCACACAGGAAGAATACATTCTGGAACATGCAGTGCGCCATGGGCGCCGACTTGTCCCAGGGTGATGACTTCTGTGCGTTCACCTTCCTATTCCCACTGAGGAATCAGGCTTTTGGTGTAAAGACACTGGCATACATCTCAGAGCTGACGCTCATGAAGTTGCCAGGTGCTCTGCGCCAGAAGTATGACGAGTTCATCCAAGAAGGAAGCCTCCGAGTTATGGAGGGTACCGTTCTTGACATGATGGAAGTCTATGAGGATCTCGATCAGTACATAGACGAGCAGAAGTACGATGTCTCGGCGTTCGGGTTCGACCCTTACAACGCCAAGGAGTTCGTAACTCGGTGGGAGCAGGAGAACGGCCCATACGGTATCGAGAAGGTAATCCAGGGCGCCAGGACTGAATCCGTCCCCCTAGGGGAGCTGAAGAAGCTGGCCTCCGAACGCCTCCTCATCTTCGACCAGGAACTCATGTCATTCACCATGGGTAACTGCGTCACTCTCGAGGATACCAATGGTAACCGGAAGCTGCTGAAGAAGCGCTCAGAAGAGAAGATTGACTCAGTAGCCGCTCTGATGGATGCCTTCGTGGCATACAAGATCAACAAGGAGGCATTCGAATGAGCAAGGAGGTGAAATGGGTCTTAGTGATCGATTGAGCCACGCCTGGAATGCATTTACCCGATCGCCGGATAAGAAGGACTTCACTCCCGAATACGGAGCTTCGTTCTTTGGTAATCCGAGCGTGAACTACCGCCCTGTCGTTGGGGATCAGACTATCGTCACCAGCATCTACAACCAGATTGCTATCGACGTGGCGAATGTTCCTATCAGACATGTTCGTACAGACGACAACGGTAATCTCAAGAGCTACATCAATAGTGATCTTGATGACTGCATGTCGCTCAGTGCCAATATTGACCAGACTGGACGAGGATTCTTCCAGGATCTTGTCCTGACGCTGTTCGAGGAAGGTGCAGTAGCGATCGTTCCTGTAGATACGAACGTCAACCCCGACATGACTCAGGGATATGACGTCCGTTCTATGCGAGTCGGCAGTATCATCAATTGGTACCCTCGGCACGTCCGAGTCGAAGTCTATAACGACAAGACTGGACAGCGAGAACAGCTGACTCTTGAGAAAGAGTTCGTAGCGATCGTCAATAATCCGCTCTACAGCGTGATGAACGCCCCGAGCTCTACGCTGCAGCGACTCACACAGAAGCTGCATCTGCTCGATGCGATTGATCGACAGTCTGGATCCGGTAAGCTGGACATCATCATTCAGCTTCCGTACGTGGTCAAGACTGAGCTCAAGAAGCAGCAGGCAGAGGCTAGGCGAAAGGCGATTGAGGAACAGCTCGCAGGTTCACAGTATGGTATCGCTTACACCGATGGTGCGGAGCGAATCACTCAGCTGAACCGACCGTCCGAGAACAACCTCATGAGCCAGATCCAGTGGCTCACTACGCAGCTGTACAACCAGCTCGGAATGACTGAGGATGTCTTCACCGGCAAGGCTGATGCTCGACAGATGCTGAACTACCAGAACCGAACGGTTCGTCCAGTTCTGAAGGCGATCACGGATGCCATCACCCGGACATTCCTCACGAAGACTGCCCGAACGCAGAAGCAGCGGGTAATGGCGATCGAGGATCCGTTCCTCAACGTCCCGCTCGAGGAGATGTCCAAGCTGGTCGACTCCGTCAAGCGTAATGAGATTGGTACAGCCAATGAGCTTCGACCGAAGTTCGGCTGGGCCCAGTCTGATGACGAGACGGCAAACCAGTTGGTGAACTCCAACATCAATCCGATGGGTGAGGAGATGCCACCCGGCGAAGAGCCGGTTGACGAAACCCCAGCCGCGGATGTACCAATTTCCGAACTGATGGAGAGTAGTCAAAATGGCAGTTAAGTGCGATTTCTCTGGCTACGCCACGAAGAACGATGTTCGGTGCTCGGATAACAAGGTAATCCGGCACGGGGCTTTCGCGGCGTACGACGGGAAGACTGTTCCTCTCGTTTGGCAGCACAAGCACGGTGACGTCGAGAACGTCCTGGGGCATGCCGATCTTGAGGTTCGAGATGATGGGGTCTACGCCTACGCCCATCTGAACAACACCGATCGTGGCCGGACCGCTCGAGAGATGGTCAAGAACGGCGATATCAAGGCGATGAGTATCTACGCCACTCACGTTCGCGCTAAGGGCAACGACGTTGTCCACGGCGAGCTCGTCGAGGTGAGCCTGGTGCTCCGTGGCGCCAACCCTGGTGCTCTCATCGATCAGGTCTCCATCGAGCATGGTGACAACGGCGATGAGATTGAGGCTGTCATCTACACTGATGCACAGCTAGACTTCGTTTCTCATGGAGATGAGGACGAGGATGAGGACTTCGAGGTGGAGGAGACGGATGACGTCGAGCACGCCGAGGAGGAGTCTGAGGCCGATGAGGCTGAGGGCGACGAGGATGACCCCACTCTCGGGGAGATCTTCGAAGGAATGACCGAGGAGCAGAAGACGGCGGTTTATGCCATCGTTGGACAGCTCGTCGATTCCGTAGATGAAGAGGCGGAGGAGTCGGAGACCGAAGAGGTTGAGGACACCGCCCATTCCGACACAACTGAGGATACTATGGCTCACAAGAACGTGTTTGAGGGCTCCGCTACCACCGAGGAGCTCCCCGTCCTGACCCACGCCCAGATCGAGACCATCTTTGAGGATGCCAAGAACAACGGCTCCCTGAAGGAGGCCATTCTGGCCCACGCCGATGCCTACGGCATCAAGCAGATTGAGACGCTCTTCCCCGACGCTAAGGACCTCTGGAACACCCCGGAGTTCATCAAGCGCAAGACCGACTGGGTCCAGTCTGTCGTCGGCGGCGCCAAGCACTCGCCCTTCTCTCGCATCCGCACTCGCTTCGCCGACATTACGGCCGACGAGGCCCGTGCCCGTGGTTACATCAAAGGTAACAAGAAGGAGGACGAGGTCTTCACTCTCCTCCAGCGTACCACTTCTCCGACCACCATCTATAAGAAGCAGCGTCTCGACCGTGACGACATCCTGGACATCACCGACTTCGACGTCGTGTCTTGGATCCGTGGCGAGATGAAGATCATGCTTGAGGAGGAGCTCGGTCGAGCCGTCCTGATTGGTGACGGTCGCCCCGTTTCCTCCAAGGACAAGATCAAGGAGGACTGCATCCGCCCGATCTACAAGGAGGACAGCCTCTACGCTCCTCGTGTCATCATGGCCAAGGAGACGTCTGTCGACGATATCCTGGACTCCATTGTCCGGGCTCTGGACGACTATGACGGTGCGGGCAACCCGACCTGGTTCGCCGACCCTCGTCTCGTTACCGAGATGCTCCTGCTGAAGGACAAGATGGGTCACCGTCAGTTCCGCACTCTTGCTGAGCTGGCTGACTACATTGGCGTCTCTAAGATCGTCAAGGTACCGCTGATGAAGGGACTCAAGCGCACATCCGCCAAGAACGGTGAGCTCGAGGCGCTGGGCATCATTGTCAACATGTCCGACTACACCATTGGCGCGGACAAGGGTGGGCAGCTCTTCGCTGCCGAGGACTTTGACCTGTCCTTCAACCAGTACCACTACCTCTTGGAAACTCGCCTCTCCGGCGCGCTGACTCACCCGAAGTCGGCTGTGATCGTTGAGCGCAAGGTGGAGTCTGGAAACGTCGTTCCGGAGCCGTGATAGATGGCCAAATTCTTTGGTGAGATAGGATTTGCTACACAGATCCAGACTGAGCCGGGAATTTGGGAAGACAAGATCATCGAGAAACCATACTATGGCGACGTCTTCCGTGAAGCACGCCGCTTTGGTAGCAGCGACGAGATTCTGGGGAGTATCAACCTCAGTAACCAGATCAGTATTATCGCTGATGGATATCTAACGGATAACATCCAGAATCTCAGGTACGTTCGCTGGATGGGGGGACTTTGGAAAATCTCCTACGTGGAGCTGAAGTTCCCCCGTCTGGTTCTCGAGTTGACGGGGGTGTATAATGGACCGACGCCTAGCTCTCCATGAGAAGCTGGTAGAGATCCTCGGGTCAGATAAGGTCTACTACCAACCACTCCCGTCACTTAAGCTCTCGTATCCGTGTATCGTATACGAGCGGCATCCGGGTGATCCGATGTACGCGGACAACCTCAAGTATATCAAAGCAAACCGGTTCCAGGTTACTCTGATTGCCCGGCATCCCGAGGACCCGACAAGAACGAAGATCGAGGACCTTTTGTTCAGCCGCCATGAGTCTCGACTCGTAGCGGACAACCTCTATCACGACATCTTCGACGTCTACTATTAGGAGTTAACATGGCTGCACTTGTCTGGGACAAGACTGGTGAGCGCCGTATTGAGACTGGTGTCGACCACTGTGCGCTGTATGTGTACGACCCGGCTCAGAAGACCTACGGCAAGGGCGTTGCTTGGAATGGTATCACCGCCATCTCCGAGAAGCCTGAGGGCGCGGAGGCTACTGACCTTTACGCCGACAACATTCTGTACCTCTCGATGCTCTCGGCTGAGAAGCTGAAGGCCACTATCGAGGCTTACACCTACCCTGACGAGTTTGAGCAGTGTGACGGTTCCGCCACGCTGACGAAGGGCGTCAAGATCGGTCAGCAGGACCGACTCGCTTTCGGTCTCGTCTACCGCACCAAGATCGGTGACGACGTAGCTGGTCAGGATCGTGGCTACAAGCTGCACATCCTGTACGGCTGCAAGGCCTCTCCTTCCGAGAAGGGCTACAAGACCGTCAACGACTCTCCCGAGGCGATCTCCTTCTCCTGGGAGCTGTCCACCACGCCGGTCAACGTGTCTGGTGCTAAGCCTACCTCGCTGCTGACCATCTCGTCTCTCGACGTCGACGCCGGTAAGCTGAAGACCCTTGAGGCTAAGCTGTTCGGTTCCGACGCTCAGGGTGGAGGCGGGGCTCTCGAGCCTAAGCTTCTTCTGCCTGACGAGATCAAGGCACACTTCGCAGGCTGATATACCACACCGGGGGCTCAGAGACCTAGACTCCTGGGCCCTCGGTGCCTGCAATGCTTATAGTTTCTATCCCGGATCTCGACGGGTTTGACGAGGAGACAGGTTCGTTTGTCTCCATGCCTGGCGGAATCCTGCACCTGGAGCACAACCTGGTCGCGCTGTCAAAATGGGAGTCAATTACCCATAAGCACCTCATAGGTAACGACAAAGTCACCCCTGAGGAGATGGCCCTCTACATCAAGTGTATGATCACTGATGAGGAATACGACCCGTCGCTCCTGGATAGGATCCCCCCATCTGAGGTCGATCGTATCAGTGCCTATATGGGCGACACGATGACTGCAACAACCATCCGCGAGACGGGTGGGGAGTCTGGATCTGGAGAGTACACATCATCTGAGTTAATCTACTACTGGATGATTGCTTGCCAGATCCCATTCGAGTGTGAGAAATGGCACATCAACCGACTGCTCACACTAATTCGGGTATGCAACCAAAAGAACCAGCCTGATAAGAAGATGTCCCAGTCCGAGATTATGGAACGGAACAGGGAACTCAATAGAGCCAGGCGAGCGAAGCTTGGCTCGAAGGGATAACAATGATCAGTCACGAAGACATTCCCGAGGAGGCGCTTGCTCCGCAGGCCCACATCGGAACTGATCCCATGGAGGACAAGGAGATTCACGTCTCCCAGACTACTGAGGTGATGAAGTGAGCGTCGCAGACAACGTACTCGCTCGCGCCGCAGCGAGGATTGGTTACTATGCACCAGACGACCCTCAGCCCGGATCCGAAGCTGGCCGATACTGGGCAGCTCGAACTGGTCAGCAGTGGCTTGCTGGACCGTCCGACTCTGTTTGGTGGTGCATGCTCTTCGTCAGCATGTGTCTGGACGAGTGCGGGCAGATTGACGCTATTGGAGGATTCTCCTTTAACACTGACTACACCGTCAACAAGGTCCGTCAGCACCCTGACGCTTACTTCGTATCGGTTTACGACGCCCGACCGGGCGATGTCGTCATCTACGACTGGGATGGCGGCGGCACGGACCACGTGGGCTTCGTCGAGAAGAACCTTGGCGGAGGCACGCTCCAGACGATTGAGGGGAACACCTCGTCTGGCAGCTATGGCTCTCAGTCTGCTGGGAACGGTGTTTGGCGGCGTGTCCGCAATCAGTCGATCGCTTATGTGATTCGCCCGGCTTATACCGACTCTCCGAGCAACACGGCTCCTGCTGGCCCCGCTGACATCCGCGCTCTGCAGCGTGCAGTCCGGGCTACCCCAGACAACGTCGCCGGTCCGAACACTCGGTCTCGTTGCTATGCTCTTGCCGCGGCTTCCGAGTGGGGCGGTAAGACCTTCCCCTTCGGCGTGGCCTTCACGCAGTCCGTGGTTGGCACTGAGCAGGATGGAATCTGGGGTGAGGGCTCTGAGGAGGCGCACGACTCTACTGTCGAGGCCGTTCAGGCAGCCGTCGGCGCTGAGGTCGATGGCGTCTACGGCGCCGAGACAAACACCAAGGTGAACGCCCTGCTCGACAGGGCCGAACAGCCGTAGGAGGCTCAAAATGGCAGCACCATACTGTACTTTAACGGGAACAATTCCCGGCGGTCAGAACGGAAAGGCCACAGTACGAATTACCCCGGACGTTGACGGCGCAACGGCGACTATCAACGGTACCGAGGTCTCTATGCGAGAGTATCTTGTTACCTCCGACTCCGCCGGAGCAATCCGAGTCGAGATCCTCGCTCCAGGTAACGGGGTCAACCCTGGTGGTAATTGGACCCACACTGTCGAGATTAAGACTCCGGATGGGGTTACTCGGAAGCACGTGTCTCTTACACAGGGCGAGACGATCGATATCGTCGCTGCCAACCCTGTCCGGAAGATTGCTCCGGATATCTTCTTCGGCCCGGCTTCCCGTCCGCTACCGCTGCTTTCTGTTGGATCTGGAGGTAGTGCGGGAGTCGCTACGGCTCTCGGGTCTCTTCCGTTGCAGCCGGGGCGAGTGGTTCCGACAGTCGGATTCTTCGGGGACTCCTGGTCCACCGAGGCCATGATGGGGCCTGGGTTCAACCTCCCTGCCGCGGCTTCTCGACTTCTAGGGTGTGTTCCGATGGTCAGCGCCGTGGATGGTAGCGGGTTTGCTCACTCGAAGGAAGGAAACCTCAGCTTCGAGGCTGACTCTCGAGTGGACGCGGTCTGCGCCGCGATCCCGAACCTGATCGTCACGGTTGGATCGCTTAACAGCGACAAGGTCGTCGAGAACGGCGACACCAACGGCACCAAGATTACCGAGGCAGTCAAGCAGTTCGTGACCAAGGTTCGAGCTAAGCTCCCGAATGTCCCGATTATCATGGTCGGCCCCGAGCCCTCTTCTGTCAGCCGACTCCAGTCTCGTGATGCTCACATCAACGTGAAGGCACAGAAGGCTGGTGTCGAGGCTGCTGGCGGTACTGCAAACGGTATTGCGTTCGTCGACTGGCTCGGTATCGCCGACAAGCAGGCTGTCCCCTTCCGAGAGGGCCGAGACAATGCTGAGGGTGACGTTGTCGTCTATGGCGGTGTTGCTTACCGAGTGACTCGGGCTTGGACCCCTGCCGCTGGTGAGACTCCGGTCACACCTGGTGCCCCTGTGGTCCAGGTCTCGGACGTTCTCTCTGGTACCGGTAACGAGGCCCGTAAGCAGAACGATGGAACTCGTGATATTCTGCTGATGTCGGATGACACCCATCCGACGAAGGCTGGCTCTACTGCGTTCGGTTCGGCCCTTGCGGTTCGCATCTCCGAGGCATACAAGACCATCGAGGGCTGGGCTAAGTCCATGGGTCCGGTTACCCCGGCTGGCAATAAGCCTGCTCCTGCTCAGCCTCCGGCTCCCCCCGCCAAGCCTAAGGGTCTCCCCATCATGGCCTGGCTGCCCGGTGGATGGGGTAAGACTGACCGTAACGCCTACAGCCTCGACGAGCTTAAGGCGGTCGCAGCCCTCAAGCCCGACCAGATCGCACTTCCGATCCAGTCTACGGCTGACGGGAATGATTCCGCGGTTGCTATCAAGCAGCACTACGAGACCGGGAAGGAGTTCTCGCAGGCGGGTCTCCAGACCATCCGTAATGCTGGTGTGAATGTCGCCGGTATGATCGAGGCTCTGGACACTCTTGAGGCGCAGAATATTGCAGTCCTCCCGAACGTCCGAAACGGTCTGCTGGACTACAGCGCTCAGTGGTACCGGTCGTCCAACGGTAAGATCCTCCCGATCCTACTCAAGCGTACCGGTAAGCTGTACTTCGCTCTGCACGGCCGTGGCGAGAACAAGATGCGTGAGATCATGAAGGCGGACTACGCCGGTCTCAAGCGTGTCTCGGACAACACCGATGGTTCTGCTGACTGGCAGATCTCCTCGGTCAAGGATGCCCAGCTTGGTGTTATTCCTGCTAGCGCCGGAGCCAGTGCTTGGCAGGCTGCTAAGACTGCCTTCCCCGAGGGCGTCTGGGTTCTGGTCGCCAACAAGGACGAGCAGGCCACCTCCGAGTCCTCTGCCAAGGCCGCTGGAGTCACCATCGTCGGATGGGCTGCGCCCAACCCCGAGGCTTTCGCCAAGCTAAAGGCCTGATACTAGGAGAATCATGATCACGATCGAGAGTCAGGGAGACTGGAAACTCACCAGGAATTGGTTTGACAGAATGACGAAGTTAGACCTGGCTCTGATCATGAATCAGTTCGGCAAGGAGGGGGTTTCAGCATTAAAGTCTGCGACCCCCTCCAGGTCGGGCGAGACGGCTGCGAGCTGGAACTATGAAGTCACTCGAACTGGCAACAGCTGGAAGATCACCTGGACCAACTCCCACGTCAATAACGGCGTAAACATCGCCGTCATCTTGCAATATGGTCACGGCACTCGCAATGGCGGGTATGTCGTCGGCCGAGACTACATCAACCCCGCTATCAGGCCGGTGTTCGACAAGATTACGAAGAAGGCCTGGAAGGAGGTCACTAAGTAGTGGCAACTATTGACGAGCGGGTAGTCTCGCTCAAGATGAATAACAAGCAGTTCCTGTCCGCTATCAAGGAATCCGCGTCCGGAATGGACAAGCTCAAGGAATCCTTGAAACTGCAGGGTGCTGCCGATGGCCTATCTCGAGTCGGAGAAATTGCCAAGAACACCACACTCGGCGACCTGGCAACAAAGGCCCTCGATATCGGCAAGAACATGACCGTCATGCAGGGTCTTGCCGTCACTGCATTCGGTGGAATCGGCGCCGCTGCCCTCAGCGCTGGTAAGAGTCTCGTTGGCGGATTCTTCCAGACTATTAAAGATGGCTTTGGTGAGTACGAGCTCAAAATGAGATCGATTCAGACCATCATGGCCAACACAGTCGAGAAGGGCACGTCTCTTTCTGAGGTCAAAGCCTCCCTTGCTGATCTGAATACCTACGCCGACAAGACAGTTTATAGCTTCAGCGATATGACCAACGCTATTGGTCTGTTCACTGCGGCGGGTGTTGACCTTCAGACGTCTGTATCCTCTATCAAGGGCCTGTCCAACCTAGCTGCTGCTTCTGGATCGACCGCTCAGCAGGCTTCCACGGCATATACTCAGCTATCCCAGGCCATCTCGGCCGGTGTTGTCCACCTCCAAGACTGGAACTCGCTGGTTAATGCCGGAATGGGTGGCGAATCCTTCCGGAATGCCCTGATCGAGACTGCTCGAATGATGGGGACCGGTGTCGACGAAGCCATTGCTAAGAAAGGTAGCTTCCGAGAGTCCCTTCAGGAAGACTGGCTGACTGCCCAGGTTATGACGACCACCCTGACCGCACTGACGAACGACCTCTCTGAGGCACAGCTTGTCGAGATGGGATACTCTGAGGAACAGGCGCACAAGCTGAAGCAGTTCGCCCAGGGTGCATTTGATGCCGCTACCAAGATCCGGACCTTTAGTCAGCTGATCGACACCACCAAGGAGGCTATTGGCTCCGGGTGGGCCGAGACATTCGAGATCCTATTCGGAGACTTCGAAGAGGCCTCGGATCTGTTCACGGCGATCGGCGACTGGCTAGGTAAGGTAATTAAGTCCAGCTCGGATGCTCGAAACGGGTTCCTCCAGATGTGGAAGGATCTAGGGGGGCGAACCGCACTGGTCCAGGGTCTGGGAAACATCTTCCAAGCCATCTTCAAGATTCTGAACTCCATCGGGTCCGCATTCAAGCAGGTCTTTGGTGGAGCTAGTGCTGAAGGTCTTGCTAAGGCGACAAAGGCTTTCGCTGACTTCACAGCAAAGCTTATCATCACTGATAACTTCGCTGAGAAGCTCAAGTGGACCTTCACTGGTGTATTCTCCATCTTCCATATCTTCGCCACGATTCTCGGCGAGGTAGCCCAGGTAGTCTTCACGGTTGCCTCTCACATCATTGGCGCACTGTTCCCAGCATTCACTGGGATCAACTCTGGCGTATTCCAGATTACTAAGGTGATAGGTAAGGCGATCTACTGGTTTGACCAGTGGTTCACCAAACTCGATCTCGGTGGTAAGATCCTGAAGCTCCTTCTCCCGCCGATTGATCTTGTCGGTAAGGCCATCAAGTGGGTTGTTGATAAGATCCATGACTTCATCATGTGGATAGACTTCACCAGCAAGGTTCAGAAGGTTGGAGAAGGACTCAAGAACCTATCTTCGAAGTTTGGTCTTGTCCGAGACGCACTTAAGAACTCGGTCATCGGTCGTGAGTTCTCTGCCGCTATGGATTCTATTAAGAGTGGAGTCGATAAGGCTAAGTCCAAAATCAACGAGTTCGCTGGTAGTGTCGGAGACAAGCTGAAGGCTAAGCTCGTCTCAGGTAAGGCCGCTCTCTCTGACTATTTCAAGGGCTTCCAGCTCGGAGACATGTCTTCGGCAGAGGCGATTGTCGCTTCTCTCGGCAACAAGTTTGATGAACTGGGCCGGAAGCTCAAGATCTCCGAGAAGGTACAGTGGCTCAAAGATAAACTGGTCGAGCTGAAGGATGCTCTTGTCGAGGTATGGAACACTGTTCAAAATAGTAGTGTTTGGCCCAAGCTTGGCAAGGCTTTCGGTGATGTCGGTAGCAAGGTCAAGGATGTAGCCCTCTCTTTTCGAGACTGGGTTAACGGTCATGGCGAGGTAAAGGCTAAGGCTAAGGAGGCTGCGGGAGCAGTTTCCGAGGTCGGCTCTGCTGCAGCCCAGGCCGCCAAGGAGACTGGTCAGGCGGCCAAGGATAACTTCCTCAAGAAGTGGTTTGAGGACATCCAGCAGGTCGCTAGGGCCATCCACCTCCCCGAGCTCTTCGACACCATTAAGCAGAAGTTCGTCGAGTTCAAGGACTTTGTCGCCAATACCTTTGCCCCTAAGGTTAAGGAAAGCGTCAAGGGTGCGTTCGGATCTATTGGTAACGCGCTCAGCAACGCGAACTCCAACCTCAAATCCTATGACATGGGTAAGATCCTTGTCGGGGCTATTGGCGGTGGGGTCCTGATCGCATTCACTAGATGGATCAACTCCTTCAAGAAGAACTTTGACAAGATCGGAAATGTTGCTGAGAAACTTGGCGATGTATTCGACAAGATGGGTAACGTCCTCGAGGCGTTCGAGCAGAAGGTTAAGGCCCAGGCGCTCCTCACAATTGCTATTGCGCTCGGTGTTCTGGCTGGTGCCCTAATCCTGATGTCTCTTGTTCCGGCACCAAAGCTCCTCGTCACCCTAGCAGTCCTGAAGTTCCTCTTTAACATGATGGACGACATGCTTGAGTCTATGACTAAGATGGTCGCCTTCAAGAAGGACTCCACGAGAATCGTGGTCATGCTGATCGCGCTCGGAGCAGCCATGATTCTTATGGCTACCGCTGTGAGAATCCTTGCTGGTATGGATCTTAAGGGTGCTGTTATCGGTATGGTCGCAATGAAGGTTCTTATGGAAACACTCCAAACCTTCATGACTAAGATGTCCGAGACCCAAGGTGTAGAGCGGGGGGCGGCGATTCTGCTGGCCCTAGCTGCTTCCTGCGTTATTCTATCGCTAGCGGTATACACCCTAGGGTCTATGGATACCGGAAAGGCGCTCCAGGGTGTAGTCACACTTGCTGCGGTTGTAGCTATACTTTCCGGTTTCATGATGGTTGTCAGTAAGGACCCGTTTATGGGTAAGGGGGCGGCGATTCTGCTGTCTCTGGCTGTATCCTGTAACATCCTAGTTGGGGCCATCTGGATGCTCGGTACGATGGATACTGGTAAGCTTCTCCAGGGAGTTATCGCTCTCGGAGTGGTTATTGCGGAACTATCCATCGCAATGGCTATCGCTGGACGAGCCAACGCTCGAGGGGCTGCCGCTATTCTCGCTATGTCCGCGGCAGTGATTGTCCTAACCGGTTCAATCGCCATCCTTGGTAATATGGATATCCTGACCCTAGCTAAGGGTCTTGTCGCTCTTGCTGCAGGTCTGGCTATCCTAGCTATTTCCATGGCTGCAGCTGACGCATTTAAGACGGGAGCAATTGCCCTAGGTATTGCATCTATTGCATTCCTGGCTCTAGCTTCCGCGATGAAAACCCTGTCTACCATCACTTGGACCCAGCTCGCCATTGGTCTGATTGCTTTGGCGGGTGGTATGCTTATCCTCGTAGCCGCTGCAGCCGGTGCGCAGTACTTTGCAGTTGGTATGATTGTGCTGACCGCGGCGCTACTCGCCCTAGGATTGGCACTGCTACCGATCTCCATCGGCATGGCTGCCTTTGCAGCAGTGCTTGGTATCTGTGCTACTACCGGTGCAGCAGCATTCCTAGTCCTGACCGAGGGACTTAAACAGCTAGGTGCTATTCTACCGCAGCTAGCAATTGATCTAGCGACCGCCATCGCCAACTTCATCATTACCCTGGGTGCTAAGGCCCCTGAGCTTGCAGTGGCAATGGCACAGTTGCTTGGGGCGATCATCTATGCTATCAACGCCAATATCCCCGGTATTGTGGCTACGCTGTTTATCCTGATCCAGGCGATGCTCACGGAGCTGGCCAACCATGCCTATGAGTTCGGCGAGAAGGGTGCTACTATCCTGGCAAACTTCCTGAATGGTATTGCGGACAACATCGGCAAGGTCATTGACGCTGCCACCAACGTCATCCTCAACTTCCTTGATGGAATTGCTAGGAATGGTCCGAAGATCATTGACAAGGGTATGTGGACGGTCCTCAAGCTTCTTGAGGGTGTTCGCGATGCTATTAACAAGTACGCTCCTCGTTTCAACAAGGTTGGTCGAGAGATTGCTTGGGCTATTGTCGACGGTATGACCAACGGTCTTGCATCCAAGGCCTGGAGCTTCGGTGAGTCTATGCTGAACGTAGCCAAGAAGGGCTACAACAAGGTCAAGAACTTCTTCGGTATTCACTCTCCTTCTCGACTGATGAAGGAGCTCGGCGGATACGTCGGAGAGGGTCTCGCTATCGGTATCGAGAATACTGGTGAGCGTGTCGCTGAGGCTGGAGATAACATGGCCTCCGCCGCTTACGACGCTATGTCAAAGGCGCTCGACGGAGTAAACGAACTCATCGAGGACGACCCATCCTTCAAGCCGGAAATCAAGCCTATTCTGGACCTCACCGAGATGCAGAAGCAGGCTAAGGGAATCAACAACTTCATGCCCGCCATCGGAGTCACAGCTCAGGCAGCTAATGCTGCTCGACCTCCTGCTCCGATCGCAGTTGACAATTCTGACAAGAATAGTCAAAATGGTGTTACAAACATCACCTTCAACCAGACCAACAACTCGCCTGAGGCGCTGGATGCGGCTACTATCTACCGCAACACCAACACTCAGCTTGCAATGGCAAAGGACAAGTTGACACTATGATCTCAGAGATCTCGTCCACGACAAAGTCGGGGGATCGTCTAACCATCGACATCACGAACCCCTACGAGTCGGGGGTCGCGGTCAAGGAGATTACTGGTCTGGGACCAGTAAAGGCGGACATCAGCACTGATGGATTCGCCCTACTGGACGGAGCGTTCCTTAAGGGGATCAGGGTTGGTACTCGTACTGTGGTACTGACTCTGATCCCCTGGGGGACCGACATTCAGGAACTCCGACTCAAGACTTACTCCTACTTCGGAGTCGGGGAGACCATTACTCTCGGTGTGACAACCGACTGGCTTAACGTGCACTCCGACTTCATCGTCGAGTCCGTCGAGCCGAACATCTTCTCTGAGCGGCAGGAGATCCAGGTCTCCCTTCTTGGGCTGGACCCGTATTGGAAGTCCTCCGCTACTCAGATCCAGAAGGTTGTGGGCTTCAATGACAACACGCCTACCTTCGAGTTCCCGTTCTTCTCACAGGACAACCACAAGCTCAAGTTCGGTGACATGACCAACTCCTCGGGTAAGGATATCCGATACCTTGGTGACTACCCGGCTGGTGTTACTATTACTGTTGAGTTCCTCGGTACAGTCAGTAACCTTATCCTGAGTAATACGACTTTCAACGAGACAATGTCTATCTCTCGAGCTGGAAACTTCTATGCTGGAGAGAGTATTGTTGTGGATACTCGTCCTGGTAAGAAATCCATTACCCACCAGGCTCGAGGAAGGAAGTCCTACATCACCGGTGTGCTGGCGCCAGGGAGTACCTGGATTCAGATGCACCCAGGAATCAACACGATCGCCCTTCAGTATGCTGGAGGCGTTGACGACGTGAACGTCTCTATGGAATACGATACACTTTATAGGGGGATCTAATGCAACTGTTCTTCGCGTTCCTTCATAACTACAACACGTGGATTGAGGTTCCGAATAACTTCTACTCCCTAAACTGGACCGAGCGGGCATATGACTACGGCCAGTTCGAGCTCCAGCTCTACTCGGATCAACCCGGGTACGAGTACAGTCTTGGGAACCTGTTTATTCGAGATGATACCTCGACCGCCATGGTAATCGAGACGGCCACGGTTAAGCAGGAGGATGACGGTGTCTACCTCCACAAGTATACCGGTCGCTCTCTCGAGTCGATGTTTGAGTGGAGAGTCCTACCTCACAGACAGTGGATTGAGCCCGACAAGAATGGCCAGTTCAATGCGCAGATGACGGCTGAAAACCTGGCCCATGCGCATCTTGGTAAGGATGCAGAAGCGGCTCGTAGGATTGATAACTTCAACTTCCATCGAGAAACTCGAGTGTCTCAGATGGCCTACGTCAACGACACTGGGCAGAAGATCCAGGATGGGAAGTGGATCATCTATGACCGAGCACCCATCGCCGAGATGTTCAAGAACGTCTTGTCGGCGTGCAAGCCGAACGGATATTCTCTATTCTACAAGATCAAGCTCGAGAACCAGGGTATTCACTGTTACGTAACTGCCCCACATCTCATCAATACGATCACACTCGCTCAGGAGAATGACAACTTCTCCGACTTCGAGTCAGTGGACTCCATTGTCGATAAGAAGAGTACAATCTATGAGGTCTGGGACTCCGGCGATGTGGATATGAAGTGGATTGCTGATGGCAGTACGCACACTCGGGCGCATACACTGCGGTCTGAGAACCCAATCACTCGACGAGAAGTCTTGTGGGATAATACTCAGGTCCACAAGCCGTACTCGATTAAGGACTGGAAAGCGCTTACCGATCTTCAGCAGAAGCATATCACATCTCTTAGCGAGGTGTGGTATCCCTTCTGGGTTCTGGACGCCATGTTCCCGAAGTATACCCCGCTCAAGATGATCTCGGGTAAGATCAACAGCTTCTCCAACGTCGAGTACCGTACTGGCTTCGATGTCGGGGATATCTTCTACTACGTCCCCTCGGGCAGCAACGCAGAGCCAATTGAGTGCCAGCTGACTGAGATGACTGAGTCTTGGTCCAGTAGTGGGTTCTCTAGGGTTCCCACTATCTCAATGTCGTCTCGTACCAAGTGGAATGGTGACGGCTTCCGTATCGACTTCACTCGCGGTGGCCCTGGAGAGGTCATTGCTCCTCGAGAAAGGGATTAATGCATGGCCATTTCTAGTGGTTTCTACAACTCGGTGAATGGCGACCGGACCTATGATGCGGACCAGTTCGGATCGCTATTCGACGGAATTATCGCGCCGGGCGTCTTCCCCAATGTGGGAGACAAGTTTCGAGTCCGCCCCACCAACAACGGTATGTCCGTATATGTCGGTGCAGGAAAGGCTTGGCTGAACAACCGATGGGTAGAGAACTCCGGTGACGAGACTGTGGCACTCACTGGTTCTCACGCAACGCTTGACCGAATCGATCTCGTGTGCATTGAGGTTGACCGATCCAAGGCTGTCCGTGGTGCCAAGATCAAGGTGGTCCAGGGAACCCCTGCGGTCACCCCGCTGATCCCAAATGTAGGGGACAGTGGTGACCGACAGACCTTCGCTCTGGCCCAAATTAAGGTGATCAAGAACTCTCGACAGATCGTTGCAGAGAACATCATCAACCTTGTGGGTAGTTCTCGTACTCCCTATGTTCGAGGTCCGCTCGAGACGATCAACCTGGACTCTCTGCAGGCAAAGCTCCAGGGCGAGTTCAACACCTGGTTTGACTCGGTTCGAGATGCGCTGGCTAACGCTGGGGGTAACACCTCTACCGACGTTGCTAACCTCAAGGTCAGCGACAAGAACCAGAATGACCGCATCCAAGCTGTCGAGGGGCGGGTTGCTGGGACCGAGCTCAAGATCACGCAGATCAACGAGAAGTTCACTAACTCTGGATCAGTCTATGGGATGTTGAATGACTCGAACGTCGGTGTCCACAACTCGATCTATCGAGGCGCATCGCTTGGTAACTCGGTCGCTCCGTATCTCCAGGCGATTCGAAGCGGATCGTTCTCAGGTCTGTACCTTGGTGACTACTGGACATATTCTGGTGTCACTTGGCGAATTGTGGCGTTCAACTACTTCATGAACATCGGTGAGCCGCCATTCCGCCAGAACCACATCGTGGTAGTCCCTGACCGGTCCCTGTTCCGAGAAGCTTGGTCCACCACTATCCCGGATCAGCGCTCGTACGTCGATTCGACACTTAACCAGTCCACCATGACTCAGGCCAGTCGTATGGCTGAGTCCCTGTTCAACCGATCCAACATGGTCGGCGTCTGGACTCGAGTTGCTACCGGGTACGATGGTAACGGCGCAGTCAGGGATTGGCGATGGTACAACCCGCACATCAATATCATGGATGAGGCCATGCTCTGGGGAACGTCGATCTTCAACGATCCCCTCGCCAAGGGTATGCACCACAACCAGTTCCCCGCCTTCAGGCTCAACCCCGCCCTTGTTAACATTGAGGAGGAGTACTGGCTTCGTGAACGAGCTTCAGCACAGACTGCAGTCTACATGAAGTCTACTGGTCAGTTCTCCCACGCCCCGATTAATTACTCACTCGGGGTTCGTCCCTATCTAGCGATCGGTTAACATGCAGCACTTCGGATTCAACCCCCTGACTGACATAGTCCTTGCGATATTCTTGTCAGTTCTGGGATCCTCCGGAATGTGGGCTTGGATCATGAAGCGAAGTGAGCGGAAGTCCGCCACATCAAGACTTCTGCTCGGAATGGCCCATGACCGGATTGTATATGTCGGGAAGACCTATCTTCATCGAGGATTTCTCACCCTCGACGAGTATGAGGACTTCATGAAGTATCTTGTAGAGCCCTATTCCGAGTTCGGGGGGAATGGGCTTGCCGAGAAGATAGTGAATGAGGTAAAGAATCTTCCCGTAGTCCCCACCCCTAGACCCCCGGCTAAGAGGAAGCAATATGGCAAAGCACCTTCAGGAGAGTAAGTTGAACAACAAGTCCTACGACATCCTCAAGTGGGTTGCGCTGGTCGCCCTTCCGGCTACCTCCGCTCTCTATCTCACGCTGGCGGCTCTGTGGCACCTGCCTCACCCGACCGAGGTTGCTGGGACGATCGCTGCGATTGACACCTTCCTGGGTGTTCTTCTCGGCGTGAGCTCCAACAAGTACCAGGGTACGCAGCCCTCTGGCGCCCTTCATGTGTCTGAGGACCAGGGTATCCACGCCACCTTCGACCAGGGCGTCGCTGAGATGCTCCGGAACGGGAAGGTGACGCTGGACGTCAAGCAGGTCTAAGCGAGAAAAACCTGCGGTATAATGAACCCTAGAAAGGAGCCCATCCATGAAGAACCCTGACCCTATTCAGCAGACAATTGAAGCTGCTCTGAAGGAGGCCGAGCTTCACGATCCCTCTAGTGAGGACTACACCACAATTGCTCGAAACGTCGAGACTCTTGCAAAAGCCAAAGCCCTTGGCGAGAGCAAGAAGCTCAGCAAAGATGCAATTCTCGGTGCAGCTACCTCACTGGCCGGTATCGTAGCCGTCCTCCAGTACGAGCGACTTGCTGTTGTCAGCTCGAAGGCGTTCGGTTTGATCATGAAGGTTAAACCCTTCTGAGATTCGCCTGGCCCCCTGTGCTATACGCATGGGGGGCTGGGCTTATCTTTTTTTTTTCGCGTAGAAAACGGGCTCTATATTGAAACCCGTCATAGAAAGGACACTCTCATGAACCTCTCTCCCGCCGCTGCACAGGCCGCCCTCGACTACGCCGAGGAGCTTGCTGCTACTGGACTGAGCTCTGAGCAGTACGACCACTACTACCTCTGACACAGTTCTAGATCCCGCCATGGGATCTAGGCTTATCTTTTTTTTGTCTGGTCACTCTAGTCACATGAGTCGCAGGATTAACACACCGTATATTGAAGACCCTTAGAAAGGAAACACAATGACCACCCTCCTCGCTCTTGTCATCGCCCCCTTCGTCGTCATCGGCACCCTGCTGATTGTCGCCGAGATGGTTGGCAAGAAGAAGACCTGGAACTTCTGATCCCTACTACTCTCCAGCCAAAGATCCCGCCCTGGGATCTAGGCTTATCTTTTTTTTTTCGCAAGTATAACTTGGTGTATATTGAAGACCCTACTCTGAAAGGACACATCATGACCTTCGCCGCTATCATCACTATCGTCATCCTCTCCCTGCTCCTTGCTGCTATCTGTGCTGCTCTTCTGTTCGCCTACATCGCCTACCTCATGACTGAGGAGCGAGACGAGTACAAGAAGAAGTACGAAACCCAGCTCGGCAAGAACATCGAGACTGATGCCGAGAAGATTGTAGACGACCTCCTGGCCGTGTACCGAGCCTCTAAGAAGTGACTCATCACCTATACTCCAACATGGGGTATAGGCTTTCCCGCGACATTTTCCTTGCGTGTATTGAAGACCTACGAAAGGAAAGACCATGCTGTATATCGCACTCATCATCGTTACCCTCCTTGCTATCTTCTTTGCTATAGCTCATGAAGAGCAGAAGCTCAAGACCGAACATTATCGGAGACTGAGTAACAAATACTTCAACGAGCTATACAAGAAGAACCATGAAGGAACGTTGGCTGCGAAGCTTGCGGACGAGCTACCCTTCGCCCCCTTCTGATTCGCCTATGCCCCATTAACTTGGGGTATAGGCTTTCGCGTAAAAAACTACGCCTTATATGAGACCCCTCTATTTGAAAGGAAACCCTCATGACTGAGACCACCGACACCACCGTTGAGACCAACGAGAAGATTGTCGAGTTCAAGTTCAACAAGGACGCTGTCCTGCCCGCTATCAAGCGCAACTCCAAGAAGTTGATTGCTGGCGCCGCTGTATTTGCAGCCGGTACCGCACTCACCCTCATGGCGTTCCGCTCGGTTCCGGATACGGATGAGCCCGAAGAGCTTGAGCACGATGACCTCGATGAGCTCGACGAGATCGAAGCCTCTGAAGAGACCGACTGAGACCTCATCCTATATCCCGACTTGGGATATAGGCTTTTCTAAGGAGTACACATGGAATTCGGACAATGGCTTGGTATCTACGGACTGCTCCTGCTTATCTGGCTCGAGCTTCGTGATATTCGAAAGAAGATGAAGTAGCCCGCGAGAAAAACCGGTCCTATATTGAAACCCCTCCGTTTGAAAGGACCACTCATGACCCGCATCATCGTTTCTGTCATCAAGAGCGCTGTTTTCATCCTCGGAATTGTTCTCGCCTCCTGCTTTATTGGCAGGGGTGCGAACTCCCGAATGAAGCACGTTGTTGGTGTTCAGCAGCGCTTCATCGCGCGCCGTGATCGTAAGATCAACCGCTGGTAATTCAGCACTATACCCCGACTTGGGGTATAGGCTTTTCCTCGAGAAAGGAGCACACATGTTCGAGGAACCACCGATCTACTACATCCTCATCAGCCTCATCTTCCTGATCGTCTTCTTCGCAATCAGCTTCGCAACCTGGCTTGTGTGGTTGACGAACGTGACCTTCTTCGTCAAGCTGGTCATCACCGCAATCGGAGCGCTGTTTGCGGCTATGACAGTCATCCTCTACACGATCTCGGCGGAGTGAAATGTTAGTCGTACTTCTCGGTCCAAGTTGTTCAGGTAAGTCCACATTCCAGAAGGAGCTGGTTGAGAATGAGGGATACCATGCTGTCCGCACTGCAACGACCCGACCTAAGCGTGTGGGAGAGGACCTATCTTCCTACTACTTCCTCAAAGATCAAAGCTTTGCTGAATGGGAAGTACGGGGCGACCTCCTTTGCGTCGAAACCTTCCGAGGTTGGCGATATGGTGTTCCTCGAGACGAACTGGTCCGATCTTCATCCAAGACGAACCGCTGCGTCATCCTCACACCCGGGGGAGTTATGGAGCTCCTGGCAAAGCACGCGGACATCATCGTCGGAGATGCTCTGTCCGTACTCTACCTCGGTGTTGATGGAGCGACCGGAGAGGCTCGCGCATATTCACGAGGAGACGACCGACGGGAGTATCTGCGCCGAATGGCTGCCGACTCCATCGATTTCCGACACTACCCTCGGGAGAATGGTGTTTGGGAGTTTACGCCGGATTATATCCTGGATTGTATCAACAATCCGCAGAACTACAAACTGAAGCCCCGCCTCAAGCGAGTTGAAAGGAAGCACAAGTGATCATCATCTGGTGGACCATGTATCTTATCGGGGCGATTTCTATCGTCATCCTCTGGATCAACATCATGACCCTAATCGTCCGAGTCTTCACCTACATCGTCAAGTCAGAGTGGTGTAAGGTCAAGGTTATTCAGGGGCCGCCTGGACCTAAGGGAGAACCCGGTGAGCGTGGCCCTCGAGGATACGATGGCGAGCAGGGCCCTCGTGGGGACTTCGTGATCACGTCTGACCTCAGGCGAGAGATCGATCGAACCATCAAGCAGCAGGGCGTCCTGACTCGTAAGGACATCGAGTCTCTGATCCGTATGGAGGTTGCGGCTCACCTAAGCAAGCTCGAGATCTCTCGTACGTCATATCCCGGACTCGGTAAGGAAGAGACCAAGATCCAGATGAAGGAGGACAAGTGATCAATGCGAACGGTGTTACGCAATTCTTCAAGGCTAACGCTCCGGCTATTCTCACGGCCTCGGCATGCGTCGGGACCGTTGCTACGGCCGTACTCACGGCGAAGTCTACTACGCTCGCAGTCGAGAAGATCGCAGACTACTGTGAAGCCAATCTTCGCTCACCCGAAGACCTCTCTTGGAAGGAGAAGTTCGCAGTATCATATCGAGTATATATTCCCCCGGCCATCGCAGGCGTATGCACTCTGGTATCGATCATCGCGGCGAATCGTATTCAGTACTCTCGAGGAGCGGCGTTCGCACTGGCTTACACAGGTTCGGAGGCGGCGTTTAAGCGATATCGAGAAGCGGTGGCGGACGTGGTTAAGCCGAAGGACCGCGAGAAGATTAAGGCCCGCGTTGCAGAGAAATCGGTTCAAGCAGCTGGTGAACCACGTCCCGGAACTATTCTTGTGGCCGGGGGAGGGGACGTTCTCTGCTATGACATCTTCTCGGGGCGGTATTTCAAGTCCGACATCGAGTCCATCCGCCGAGTCGAGAACAACATTAATGGGCAGCTCAACCTTGAGTGCTACGCTTCCCTCAACGAGTTCTACAACGGCCTTGGACTTCCACCCATTGCAGCCGGTGAACTGGTTGGATGGTCCGAACCGAACTCCCTCTCCGTCGAGTTTGGTTCTCAGCTCACTGAAAAGGGTGAGCCAGTACTTACGGTCGACTTTCTAGTCGCGCCTAAGGAAAACTACTTCAAGATCAACTGAAAGGAAACCATCTATGTTCTCTCACATCATCCGCATCAAGGGTATCTTCGACGACGAGCCCACCACCAAGAAGCTCTACTTCCACCTGTCTCGCCGTGAGATGTTCGACTTCATCAAGCGGTACGACAACGTCACCTCGTTCGAGCAGTGGCTCCAGGCCGCCATGGACAACGAGGACCTGTATACCATGATGAAGTTCTTCGACGACCTCATCGGTTCTGCTTACGGTGAGCGACAGGGTGAGCGCTTCGTCAAGTCCGAGCAGATCAAGGAGTCCTTCCTCAACTCGCCTGAGTATGAGGAGCTCTTCGACCAGCTGATGGACAACCCGTCTCTCGTCCGTGAGTTCTACAACGGTATCCTGCCTGAGAAGATCATGAAGCAGGTTAAGGACGACCCGAAGTACAAGGAGCTCGACTCCAAGCTTAAGGAGACGGAGCTCAAGAACCTCTGATTCATATTTGGGGGCCCTGGAGAAATCTGGGGCCCCCACCTCCTTAGAAAGGGGCCACCTTGGCTAACGCACCAATCCGTCCGAATCTCCCATCCAACAGCAAGCTCCCCGAGCGCAAGAAGGTTGAGCAGGTTACCACTGCCACCGTTACCAAGAAGAAGGCAAACTTCGGGACGAAGGCTGTATCTGCTTTCGTCGGAGAGGATATCCACAATGTCGGCGAGTATCTACTCTACGATGTTACGATCCCTGCTATCAAGAACACACTCTCGGATCTGGTCAGTCAGGGCATCGAACGTCTCCTCTTCGGAGAGTCTTCTCCTCGAGCTCGCAGCTCGTCCGGGGGGTCCCGTGTCTCATACGGATCATATTCTCGACCAGGCTCAGCACCAGGCAATCGCCGAGACGCTTCTCCTCGTACACGTCGATACCATGATTTCTCAGAGATCGAGCTCGAGTCCAGAGATGAAGCTTATCTCGTTATCGACCGACTTGGCGACATCATCGAGGAGTACGGTCTTGCCACCGTCGCCGACCTCTACGATCTCTGCGGTATCACTACCGAATACACTGACGAGAACTGGGGATGGACTTCGGCCCGGTACATGTCGGTAATTAGATCTCGCCGAGGCTACATGCTTCAGCTCCCGAAGCCCGACCACATCAATGCACGATGAATCCTCAGCAAGTGCGGCTTGAGCTTATCGCCGCCTACCCATTTTCAGACAAGTGGCGTCGCCGTGTTGAACGCATGGAAGACGACCAGGCAATCGCTATCTATCTTCGACTCAAGAAAGCAGGACGTATCAAATGAATCTCGGAATTGTCACCCGTCTCGCTGGACGCGCTGGGCTGGTCCTCAGCAAGCACGCCCCTACCATTCTGACCGCCGCTGGTACCGTTGGCTTTATCGGTACCACAGTTCTCGCCTCCAAGGCAACCCTCAAGGTTGAGGAGACTCTGGCTGAGGAGGCTGCTCTTCTCGTCAAGGTCCACGAGGCCCACGAGGATGGGAAGCTCACCGACAAGGACGCCACTCGGGACAAGGTGATTCTTTACACCCGAATGACGACCAAGCTCGCGAAGCTTTATGCCCCCGCCCTGATTCTTGGGGCGGCCTCTATCGCCTCTCTGATCACCGGTCACGGCATCATGCTCAAGCGTAATGCCTCTCTGGCTGCCGCCTATGCTGCTGTCGACCAGGCCTTCAAGACCTACAAGAAGAAGGTCGAGTCCAAGTTCGGTAAGGACGCGGTGCTGGACGCCATCGTGTCTGTCGCTGATGAGGACCTCACCAAGGATGAGATGACTCTCGAGGCGATCTCTGCTGTCGACGGAGTCTCGCCCTATGGCGTTATCTTCGACGACGAGAACATCAACTGGTCCGCTGACGAGGACCTGGCTATGCTCCACCTCAAGTGCCAGCAGCAGTACGCGAATGATATTCTGCAGACTCGTGGTCACATCTTCCTCAATGAGGTCTACAAGATGCTCGGGTTCCCCCACACTCCCGCTGGTGCTGTGACTGGCTGGGTTAAGGGTAACGGCGATGACTTCGTCGACTTCAACATCTTCGAGGGAACCTTCGAGGGCGAGGATAAGAATGGTCGTACTGTCACCAAGTGGGCGCTGGACTTCAATGTCGACGGCGTGATGTACGACAAGATCTGAGGTGACCATGCTTGACAAGATTGCATATTTCGCAGCCGGGGCTGTCACAGGCGGCATTGGCGTATATTTCGTTCTTGCTCGCAAGTTCGAGCAGGACTTCCAGGAAGCCACAATCGAGATCAACAAGGAGCTTGCAGAAATTGCTGAAGCGAAGCACAAAGAGCGAGTGGGAGATGGCGCTGATTCAGAGGATCGCGAACCCGATCCTGAGCCGGTGGTACCGAGCGCTGTTGTGGACTACTCTCCGACTCCTGTGGAAGATTCCGACCAGGAGGAAGTGACCAAGCGTACGATGGATCGACAGCACTTCGAGGCCTACCAGATCACCGAAGAGGAGTATCGGGCAAAGGGCCATCAGGAGCATGTCGAGCTCACGTACTACATGGAGGATGATGTCTTTGCTGATAACCGGGGCGTTCCTATGCAGGACACGTCCTGGTTCGACAACATTATCAGCGGAATCTCTGCCTCCGATTCCATCATCTATGTCCGAAGCATGAGCCGCCACGCGGACTTCGAGATTACTATTCTCGACGATTCCTACGAGCACTCGGTTCTCGGGGTTGAGTATTACGAGGACGAGTAATGATCGAGGCGGCACCGGATAACTCATATTTCGAGTGGCTTGTTGATCGAACCGGAGACACCCGTAAGGCGGAGTGTCCGGAGGAATCATATTTGAGCCTTCTCGAGATCATGCACCAGACGCCGTTCCGAGTTGAGATCGCGAACGACATCAATCGTGCACAGGATGGTATTGACCTACGTAGGGCGTTTGTTCGAGAGAACAATGACGTGTCCTACGTCTGGCTTAATGAGCAGTCTTGCTCCATGCTCGAGATGTTTATCGCTTTGGCCGAGCGTATGGATATGATGCTCGAGGATGACGATACACCATATTCCCTGGAATGGTACTTCTGGGAGATGGTGAAGAACTGCGGTCTCTACGACTACAACGACGAGGCCCTGTTCAACCCCCGCCACGAGGAGGAAGTCGACTCCATCCTTGAGCGGATCAACTCGCGGGACTACACCAAGATGGGACACGGATCCATGTTTCCTCTTCGTGCGATCCCGCTTCATGGCGCACGTGATATGCGGAAGGCTGAGCTCTGGGCCCAGATGAACGCCTACGCAAACGAGAACTATATGTAAGGAGCCTCATGGATTTCTACCGAATCTGCGAGCGTACCACAAAGAGTGGAAAGGTGGAAATCTACCCTGAGTTCCTCGTCGGACGGTCGAGGGATATTCTCATTCAGGGGCGAGACTTCCAGGCAATCTGGGATGAGGAGAAGGGGCTCTGGTCTACAGACGAGTTTGACGTCGCTACGTTTGTAGACCGGTCCCTCTTCGAGCACCAGAAGAACCACAAAGGTCAGATTGAGACCGTTGTGAAAACTATGTCCAACTACAACACTGGGCTATGGACCAGCTTTCAGACTTGGAAGTCCAGGCTACCTGACAACGGGCAGGAGCTTAACAGCAAGCTCATATTTGCGGACAGTACTCCTAGAAAGGAAGACTATGCCACTGCAAGGCTGCCATACTCTCTCGAGGAGGGCGAGCCGGTCGCTTGGGGATCTCTCGTTGGAACTCTATATGATGAGGATGCTCGACGAAAGCTTGAGTGGCTCATCGGCTCCATCGTGGCTGGCGACTCTAAGAGGATTCAGAAGTTTGCCGTCTTATATGGTCCCCCGGGATCAGGAAAGTCAACGATCCTCAATATTCTGGAGCTTCTATTCCAAGGCTATACAACTACATTCGATGCAGGAGCTCTTGGATCCAAGTCAGATCAATTTGCGACCAGCTCTCTCGGCAAGAGTTCGCTCGTGGCCATTGATCAAGATGGAGACCTCTCCCGTATCGAGACCAATGGCCTTCTTAACAGCGTGGTGGCCCATGAGACGATCCTGATCAACGAGAAGGGTGTGAAGCGCTACCCCAAGCGAATCAACGCGCTCCTCTTCATCGGTACGAACAAGCCCGTTAAGATTACGGACTCGAAGTCTGGTATTATTCGTCGATTGATTGATATCTCCCCCACCGGGCAAACAGTGGGGGCTGATGAGTATCAGACCTTGATGACGCAGATCCGTGATGAGCTTGGGAAGATTGCGAACCACTGTCTCGGGGTCTATAGGAGTCTTGGTAAGCACTACTACGACGCTTATAAGCCTCAGGACATGATGATGAAGACGAACGTACTCTACAACTTTGTTGAGGAGAACTACCTCCTTTTCAAGACCGAGGAGTACATCAGTCTCACGATGGCATACAAGCTGTATAAGGAGTACTGCAGTGAGAGTAATATCCCGTACCCGAAGACACGATATCAGTTCCGTGAAGAACTCAAAGATTACTTTGACGAGTTTCATGCACGTGTTCGAACAGGGGACGGTAGACTACGCAGTATATATACCGGATTCAAGGATCACCTACTGGATCCTGCCGAACTCGAGGCTTCTCCAGAGAAGCCATATTCACTGGCCCTCGACTACTCCGAGTCCCTTCTCGACGACGTTCTGGCGGATTGTCCAGCCCAAAGAGCCGGAGACCATGGGACTCCGCAGTTCCGATGGGCAAACGTTCGAACCACTCTTCGTGAGATAGACACTCATGAGGTCCACTATGTCAAAGTCCCCGAGAACCACATCGTCATCGACTTTGATATCAAGGAGGACGGTCGGAAGGACCTTAATCGAAACCTACAGGCCGCCTCAGAATGGCCCCCTACCTATGCCGAGACCAGTCAAGGTGGAAATGGAGTTCACCTCCACTACATCTACGACGGAGATCCTACCGAACTGGCAAGGCTCTACGACGAAGACATTGAGATCAAGGTCTTCACAGGTGATTCCTCTCTGAGGAGAAAGGTCACCCATTGCAACAACATCCCGGTGGCTCATATTTCGGAGGGGCTGCCGTTTAAGGAGAAGAAAGTGATCAACAAGACCACCATGGCCAACGAGAAGAAGGTCAGGGAGCTTATTGAGCGCAACCTTCGGAAGGAGATCCACCCCTCGACCAAGCCCTCGGTCGACTTCATCGCCAAGATCCTCCGTGACGCCAAGGAACAGGGGATGGTGTATGATGTCAAGGACCTGAAGCCTCGGGTACTGGCATTCGCTATGAACTCGACGCATCAGTCTGAGGCAGCCATCAAGACAGTAATGGAGATGCCGTTCACCAATGAGGATCCCGAGGAGAAGTCTGTCGGGTTCCCCACTGGCGAGCTGGTATTCTTCGACTGTGAGGTGTTCCCGAACCTGTTCCTCGTGAACTGGAAGGTGAAGGGTAATCCGCAGGTACATCGGATGATTAACCCCACCTCCGAAGAGATCGAGGCCCTCTGTGAGATGCGGCTTGTCGGCTTCAACTGCCGTAAGTATGACAACCATATTCTCTACGCTCGTACGCTGGGTTTCAATAACGCCAAGCTGTATGACTTGAGCAAGCGTATCATCGAGAACAGCGTCACTGCTGGGTTCGTTGAGGCGTATAACCTGTCCTACACTGATGTGTACGACTTCGCAGCTACTAAGATGTCCCTCAAGAAGTGGGAGATCGAGCTTGGACTGCATCACCAGGAGCTTGGTATTCCTTGGGACGAGAATGTTCCCGAGGATCGCTGGGAAGAGGTGGCGGAGTACTGTGATAACGATGTTATTGCAACCGAGGAGGTCTTTAATCACCTCCATGCGGACTGGCAGGCCCGCCTTATGCTTGCCAAGCTGTCTGGTCTGACTCCTAACGACACGACCAACAAGCACAGTCAGTTCATCATCTTCGGGAAGAACAGGAACCCCCAGAGTGAATTCGTATACACCGATCTCAGTGAGCAATTCCCTGGCTATCAGTACGCTTTCGGCAAGTCTACCTATCGTGGGGAGGAGGTCGGTGAGGGTGGATATGTCTACGCCGAACCAGGAATCTACGTCAACGTCGCACTTCTCGACGTTGCGAGCATGCATCCCACTTCAATCGAGTGTCTCAACCTCTTCGGAGACCGATACACTCAGCGTTTCAGCGAGATCAAGCAAGCCAGAGTAGCCATCAAGCACCACGATGACAAGCTCGCAGGATCTCTACTAGACGGAGCTCTCAAGCCGTTCCTTGAGGAGGGTGTGGACTATGAGGCACTGGCCTTTGCTCTTAAGATCGTCATCAACTCGGTGTACGGTCTCACTGCAGCGAAGTTCCCCAATGCTTTCAAGGACCCTCGGAACGTCGACAACATCGTCGCAAAGCGTGGCGCTCTGTTCATGGTGGATCTGAAGCACTTCGTACAAGAGCAGGGATTCGACGTTGCGCACATCAAGACCGACTCGATCAAGATCCCGAGGGCTACTCCCGAGATCATCGAGAAGGTCATGGAGTTCGGCAAGAAGTACGGCTACACCTTCGAGCATGAGGCTACTTACGATCGTATGTGTCTCGTGAACAAGGCTGTGTATGTCGACTATGAGGAAGGACACTGGAGTGCTACCGGCGCCCAGTTCCAGCACCCCTACGTCTTCAAGGAGCTCTTCTCGAAGGAGGAGCTGGACATTCGAGACGTGGCGGAGACCAAGAGCGTCACCACCGCTCTGTATCTCAACAATGGCACTGAAGAGAAGCCAGAGATGGAGTTCGTCGGTAAGACCGGCGCCTTCGTCCCCGTGAACCGTGGAGGCGGGATCCTTCTCCGCGAGAAAGATGGTAACTACCATGCCGCATCAGGCAGTACCGGTCACAGGTGGGTACAGTTCGAATCATTCAAGGAAGCCCACCCAGACGACTGGAAGGAGTGGGTCGACTGGAGTTACTTCGAGGGTCTTGCTGACGATGCAAAGGCTGCGGTGGGAGAATTCGGGGACTTCGAGGCCTTCACCCTTGGAGCTTGAGCCGTATATTTGGAACGGGGATAACGATGGCTGAGTACGAGAACCAGTGGGGTCCGTACAAAGAGCACTCGATCGAGAAGGATCGAGACCCAGTTCTTGACGACCCGATCATCTACGGGGTCAACGTCAAACACTTCACAGTGACTGTATATTCTCAGGGTGGGCGAGTCAATAAGTATTGGAATGCCCGCATCCTCAAGGATGACCTGGGGTGCTGTCGAATCGCCTGTCCCCGAGACGGCAAGATTCTGTGCTTCAACTGGGTACACTGGACTGTGTATATGTTCACCCATGATGGCCTGAATGAGCTGGTCTTTATGCCTGGCTCGAGCAGGAAGACTATTTCTCGACTTTACTACGAGGAGGTGAAGTGATATGTGTGGACGTTGGATGTGGATGTGGTCTCGCTGGCATGGCTGGACTCGGATTCACGTACAGGATGCCAACTGCTTCCGGTACAACTACACCTGATATGATCTGACGAAGATCTAGTCATGAAGGAGGTGAAATAATATGGGATGCTGGCGCTGGGTTCTTGTCCGCGGGCCTTTCTGGCAGCGGCACTGGATGTTCGTGCAGGATGCCGGATGCTTCCGTCATAACTACACCTGATGTGTAAAAGCCCCCGGGTCTGTAAAAGGGCCCGGGGGTTCGCGTCAGAAACTAAGGGTAATATGAGACCCCTCTACTCGAAAGGAAATCCTCATGCTGCCCGTTGCCAAGATTATCATCTCCGGACTCACCTCCATTGGAGCTGGTATGATTGCCAGCAAGCTCACCAAGCCTCTGGTTTCGAACGCAAATGGAATCGCTAAGATTCTACTTTGGTTCGGATCCGTGGGCACTGGTGTTGCTGCTAGTGCAATCGTTGCCCGCGAAGTGGAGCTGCAGTTCGATGCGACCGTCAAGGCCGTACAGGAAGCTCGAGACCACGTCGAGATCGAAGACTGATCTCTAGTTTATACCCCATTAACTTGGGGTATAGGCTTTCCTGAAAGGAGCACACATGCCAGGAAAGATTGTCGCCCACGATACCCATCTTCGGATCGATACAGAGTTCATCGAGCTCAAGGACTGCTTCGAGGCATTCCGTCGAGGGGTGGAGTATCGCGAGAAGAATGACGTTGACGATATTCTCGTCATCTGTAACGCCCCCGATATCATTGAGTACCAGCTCAAGAACGGGGACAGCTTTATCGTCACCTATGATCCCATCCACCGGATCATCGTGATGCGTGTGTTCCTCCACGACGAGGACATCACCATCAAGCCCATCTATATTTACAACAACCGTGAGTACCAGATCGCCTGTGAGTTCCTCAGGCAGGTAATGCACGACAAGATCGACCTTAAGGACGAGTGGATTTCATGAGCCAGAAGGCCCCAAGCGTTATTGACTACTTTCACCCAAACGGGTCTCTCTATGAGGAGGCCGGAGAGTTCGAGGGGCTTGATCTGGCACCCTTCGTCGACAAGCGATCCAAGATTGAGCCGGACTTCAACAGCCCTCTTACCGGAGTGATGCAGTTCGACCTCAAGAACGATGCCGAGGTCAGTTTCTATCGCACTCCGGCCGTAGTGTACGGGGAGATCACTTTCCCGAATGGCGTCAAGTCGATTCTGTTCAAGTGTCGACAGCGCAAGAACCTCACCGGGTTCATCCGTAAGGTCCTGGAGATTGCGTCCTGGCCTCTTGACCGTATCCACAACGACTTCCACACCTCTCTCTAAGGAGCACACAATGGCACGACTTGGTAACCTGACAATCGAGAACGCACGCATCTTCTTCAAGGACTTCTCCGCTGAGGGTCCTTATGCTGGTGGTACAAAGCGTACCTTCTGCGTGGAGATCCCCGAGGACATGGTTGAGGCCCTCGAGCGAGACGGATGGAACCTGAAGACCCGGGAGTCTCGGAATGACCCGGATGCCCTCACACACTATCTCAAGGTGGAGGTGTCTTACCGGGCCCGTCCTCCGAAGATCGTCTGCATTCCGAACCTTACTCGACGGAAGGTGTTCATCAATGAGCAGACCGTCAACTCCCTGGACTACGTTGAGATCCTGAATGTGGACCTCACGATCAACCCCTACGTCTGGGAGGTCAACGGCAACTCTGGCGTGAAGGCATATCTCGGTACGATGTATGTCACAATCGCCGAAGACCCGCTGGACGCCAAGTACGACGACGTGGAGGAGGCCGCCTGATGCGACGCTACGGATTCTTCAACTTCCTGTTCGACGTGTTCATGACTGGTATGACCGGAGGGTTCTGGCTCATCTGGATCTTCATTCGCGAGATGCGACGCGGTTGATCTAATGCCCCGGGGTCTGTAAAAGGGCCCCGGGGTCTCCCACTCATAGAAAGGACACACGTGGCTAGCCGACTTATCGTCAGTGCTGATGATATTCTGAAGGCGGTCAAGGAATCAGAGGAGTTCGAGAAGAAGGCCCTCTCTGAAGCTCGTAAGCGAGATCGAGCTGAGGGTAAGGAACCTCGGGAGACTCTGTATCCAAACCCGGATTTTAAGCCTGGTCGAGAGATCGTGCTCAACTACATCAAGAACCCGGAGCGTCGTCGTACGCCACGGTGTTCCGTTCACCTTGAGAAGCGGACTGCGAACAACAGCTATCGTTTTGTCGTAGACGTGTCTCAGGTAAGGAATCGAGAGCTTGCGGACGAGATTGAGAAGGATCTCTTCGCATTCATGGACTACCTTCTCGACGAGTACGACATTCCCAGACGCATTAGAAAGTGAGCACACAAATGTTTTCTCTCATCCGGGTTTCCGAAGGCCCTGTCGACATCAACGAGCTCCGTGCCAGGTACCTCGGTAAGTTGAAGACTGAGGAGGGAGTTATGCTCCCTACGTTCCTCTTCCGTGACCGGGAGTACTTCATCACGAATTTCACCCCCGCCCCGAACGATTCATGGCTCCTTACTCTGTCAAACGCTGAGGGAGCTATCACTCGGCTGACTGTTAAGAATGGCGAGTTGATCAGCAACGGCTCAAAGCTTATGCTGGCTGATATGTATCGTCAGTACTCGCCGAAGAAGTACTACGACTACTGGATTCTCGACGGGCATCAGCCAACGCCCTTCTTCTACGAGAACATCAAGTATACCGTCAAGTCATTCATGACTGTCCCTGGATCCACTGATCTCTACATCACTGCCGAGCGTGAGAAGGGGCGTTGGTTCACATTCCGTCTCGGTGATGATCTCAAGTCTAAGTTCACCCGGCACCTTATGACAAACGCTAAGGGACACCAGACTTACGACTGGGTTCTCGAGAACGCTGAGTGGGCCGCTGATGTGCACCGTTACTTCTGAGGAGGAATCGTGGAAGTAAATGCCGCTGGATATTACGTCATCCCTCGGTACCTTGGTTGGGAAGAATTCCTGATTCATACTCGAGACGTCCTGGCATGCGGGAATAAGATGCTGGTTCAGTTCTCGATGAAGGAGGGTCCGATTCAGGTGACGGATTTCCAGAAAGAGAATGGCCTGGATCTGGACAACGCATGGCTATTCACTGTCTCGGGGGTTGGGCATACTCATACCCTCATCGAAGACATCACCAACTTCAAGTTCATTCAGTTCCGACCTAACACAGAATGGGTGGCTATTCACATGGGAAGCACTAAGCGCATCGACCTCGAGCAGTTCGAAGATATCTGGATCAGCGACACGTTCCGACACCTCAAGCCGGTCATCATACTCAACCAGGAGAAGCTCTGGCACGTGATGGGTCTTGAACTCGCTGGTGAGGAGGACTCCGGCTGGTACATCTACCTCAAGCGCCAGGACTCCGACTTCATGACTCGGATTCACATGCCTCCTACTCAGAAGTTCATCTTCAACCCGCTCTCGAACAGCTGGTCTCTGGACGCTCCTACTGAGGAGATCACCGACCTCGAGAAGATCAAGAAGGCGCTCAAGTCGGAGGGGGTCTCGGAGGTTATTGTCTCCGGTGTCCCTATGCGTCTTGTGGGGGTCCGGGAGATCGCGAAGGGTGTCCTGTTCTTCGTCTTCCAGGACGAGGAGAAGAACAAGCGGTACTACTACAACCGCCCGGCTATCAAGCTCCGTATCGTAACGGACTCGAAGACGGGCGAGCAGAAGTACCTCCTGGATCACATCAAGGCCATGTACATTGACTGAGCGCTGGCGAATTTTACCCCACCCCTACTCAAGGTATGAGGCATCAGATCTCGGTCGGGTGCGGAATATCTCGAGTGGGCGAGTTCTTCGGATCCAGAAGTGCTCAGACGGAGCTCCCGGGTTCTCCCTGTATCGCGATGACTCAGGTAAGCAGACCATGGTTCGCTGTGGGATTGTTATCTGGCGTGCGTTCAACGGAGAGCCCGGGAGGGGGCACTACGTTATCCACCTGAATGGTGATATGGCTAACGCCCGTCTTGAGAACCTGGATCTCGTTTCGTACTCGGCGTACCGGCAGGCTTGGTATGACGAGTACAACGCAGAGATGGATCGTATCTACGACGAGACTGTCTCTGAATTCGACGACTACATCTTTGGCTCATGCACTGAGTCGGAGGCGGATAGAAAGACTCGATTTGGCTACTGAGCAATGGAAAACAATCCCACACCCCTTTGAGAAGTACGAGGTATCGGACTTGGGGAGGGTTCGGAACAAGAGGACTGGTCGTATTCTGACCCCCACCCTTGACAAGCAGACCTGGTGCTACCGGATGTACCCGGTTGACGGCAAGAAGCAGCTCAAGCGATCTGCTGGTGTGCTTGTGTGGACTGCCTTTGTCGGTGAGATCCCTCCGTATCACTTCGTCCAGTACAAGGACGGAAACCGACGGAACCTCAAGGTGAAGAACCTCTACCTGAAGTCCAACTCCGAGTTCCGCAAGGAGGAGTACGCTGAGGGTCGACTTGGGTGGATGCTTGAGGCGTATGAGTCCGCATTCGACGAGTGGATCTTCGGATCCTGCATGGAAGGACTGGTGTGTGTTAGATGACAGTTACGTATCGTCCTGAGCAGATCCAGGCGGTGCGTCAACTGCAGAACGGCAGCATCTTGGCTGGTGGCGTTGGTTCGGGGAAGACCCTGACTAGCCTGGCGTGGTACCTCACGTCGGTTTGTAACGCCGCCTCATTCAAGAAAGGGGGGTCCTTGGCTAAGAAGAAGGTCAAGGGCTCCCCTACGCTGTATGTCATCACAACCGCTAAGAAGCGGGACTCCCTTGAGTGGGAGGAGGAAGCTGCGCGTCTCGGTCTGAGTACAGATCCTGATTGTTCGTTCACCGGCTCCGCCATCGTGGTGGACTCGTGGAACAACATCGGGAAGTACTCGGATCGAGAACACGCGGTATTCTTTTTTGATGAGCAGCGTGCTTCCGGCAGTGGGCGATGGGTCAAGGAGTTCTTGAAGATCACTCGTAAGAACACCTGGCTTCTGCTCTCAGCGACCCCTGGAGATGTCTGGATGGACTACCTCCCGGTATTCATGGCTCACGGATTCTTCAGGACTCGTACAGAGTTCATGGAGGATCACGTTATATTTGACCGCTTCGCGAAATACCCCAAGGTCAAACGATACATAGGGGAGGCGAAGCTGCAGCGCTTGCGTCGGAGTATCCTTGTGGAGATGCCGGTGGAGCGACACACTACTCGTGAGAGGGAGACTGTCTACTGTGACTACGACCGTGACTTGTATAAGTGGGTCGTGAAGAACAGGATGGATCCCTGGACAGAGGAACCACTTAGAGACGCAGGTGGGGTCTGCAGAATCTTGAGAAAGGTGGTCAGTGATAATGACTGGCGTTCAGCAGAGGCCAAGCGCATACTCTCAAGCAATGAGAGAGTTATCGTATTCTACAACTACAACTATGAACTCGATCGAATCCTTGCAGTTGCGGAGAGCCTTGGAGTGCCTGCAGCGCAATGGAATGGACATCGGCACGATGCTATTCCAGGAGGAGACCGATGGATCTATATCTGTCAGTACACCTCGGCAGCAGAGGGATGGAACTGTACTAGTACCGATACGGTTCTCTTCTGGTCCCTCAACTATTCCTGGCGAGTGACGGAGCAGTGTGAGGGTAGAATCGACCGATTGAACACACCATATTCTCGGTTGAAGTACTACTTTCTCGAGTCGAAATCGTCGATTGATGAGGCTGTTCGGCGGTCGCTGAACTCGAAGAAGGTGTTCAACGAGAGGGCATTCGTCGGTTAGAATACGTGTGACGGTGGTCCAAGATTGGGGTTACAATACGTGTGACGCCCAGTTTTGGACCACCGTGGACCATTTTTTTGTGTTACTGGTGTGACTAATGTGATTTGAAATATGGGTGGGCCAAAAAAAGTGGTCCAGTGGGCGTCACACGTATTGTGGACTTTTCCTTGGAATTGCAACGAAAGGTCAAGGGTGGACCATTTTTATGATAAAACATATATTGATTGATTGATTGATTTTTTAATATATATAAGAGATAAGAGATTTTTCAAGTTTTGTGCCCATCCCCTAGTTTGGTGTCGTTTGATGCTGTTTGATGATGTTTATCGATCGAATTTTCACATCAGTCACATCTGTAACAAAAACCCGCCTAGATCAAAGGACGCCCCTTCTTCAAGTGTCTACAATACGTGTGACACCCCTTTTCGCAAACTACGCATATAATGATAAGAAGGATAGAAACAAGCCTATCCCTTCTTATAGGCTTACCCAGAGGAGCACACCATGCGTGAGTCACAATTCCAAGCGCAGCTCATCAAGAAGCTGAACAAGATGTTGCCGGGGATCATCATTCTGAAAAATGACCCCAACTACATTCAAGGTATACCCGATCTGATTCTTCTCTACAAGAATCGTTGGGCAGCCCTTGAGGTGAAGCGAGGCGCTATTGCGTCAGTCCGTCCGAACCAAGCACACTACGTGCGGACAATGCATGCCATGTCGTATGCAGCATTCATCTACCCTGAGAACGAGAGCGAGATACTCAGTGAAGTTCAACAATCACTCACAGCTTAATGGAGCCCACGCATTCCTGAGTGCCAGTAAGTATCACTGGCTCAACTACTCACCCGACAAACTTATCGAGTCCTTCCGGACTTCTCAGGCCGCAGCAAAAGGTACCCGCCTTCACGAGCTCGCCGCTGAGCACATTCGTCTGAAGATGCGCATGCCTCGAAACAAGGTGACGTTCAATAACTATGTTAACGATGCTATTGGGTTTCGGATGGTCCCGGAGCAAGTCCTGTTTTACTCGGTCAACTGCTTTGGTACTGCTGACGCTATCTCCTTTGACAAGGGCCTGCTTCGCATCCACGATCTGAAGACCGGCGTTCACCCAGCTAAGGTTGATCAACTCATGATCTACGCCGCGCTCTTCTGCCTCGAGTATGATGAGCGTCCTGGAGCTATTAACTATGAGCTCCGTATCTACCAGAATGACGATATTCAGGTAGCAAACCCTGAGGGCGAGGATATTGCCCGAATCATGGACACCATCATCCAGTTCGATAAGCTGATCGAGAAGATCAAGGAAGAGGAGGCCTAATGGATCTCGCCCACTATGGTGTTAAGCGCCGTTCCGGGCGCTATCCTTGGGGTTCTGGTCAGGACCCCCACCAGCACTCTGGCGACCTGCTTTCTACCATCAAGGACTTAAAGGCGAAGGGTCTCAGCGAGACTGAGATTGCCAAGGGCCTTGGAATGACCACCACCCAGCTTCGAGCCCAGAAGTCCATTGCCAAGAACGAGAAGCGTAAGGCTGACGTTGCAATGGTGGCCCGGCTCAAGGAGAAGGGGATGTCTAACACGGCCATTGGTCGCCGTATGGGCATCAACGAGTCCTCCGTTCGAGCGCTTTTAGACCCCACCCTCAAAGAAAGGGCGGGGAGCACTGAGGCGCTGGCCAAGGAGCTCAAGAAGCAGGTTGGTAAGGACGGTCTTCTTGATGTCGGACTTGGCGTTGAGGTCAACATGGGTGTTACAAGCACCAAGATGAAGACCGCAACCGCCATGCTCGAGGCTGAGGGCTATCACGTCCACAAGGTGAAGGTCCAGCAGCAGACGACTGGTAAATTCACCGAAATGAAGGTACTAGTGCCTCCGGGCATGGACTACAAGACGGTTCTGGCCAAGCGTGGCGAAATTAAGGCCCCCGGTGTCAACATTGAGGACCGAGGTCGTACCGTGTACGGTATCGAGAAGCCCACTGCAGTTTCCAGCAAGCGACTTAAGGTTCGTTATGGAAATGAGGGTGGTACCGATATGGACGGCGTTATTGAGGTTCGACGAGGAGTCAAAGACCTCTCCCTCGGTGGCTCAAACTATGCCCAGGTTCGTATCTCTGTTGATGGTACGCACTACCTCAAGGGTATGGCGATGTACTCGGACGACATCCCTAAGGGATATGATCTCCGGTTCAACACCAACAAGAACCCAACCGGCAATAAGCTTGACGCCCTCAAGAAGCAGACTGGCGACCCTTCGAACCCATTCGGTTCGGTGATTCGTAAGCAGCTTCACTACACTGATGCCCACGGCAAGAAGAAGCTGTCGGCGATGAACATCGTCAACGATGAGGGTACTTGGGGTGATTGGTCAAAGACTTTGAGCTCCCAGTTCCTCTCGAAGCAGCCCGTCTCTCTTGCCAAGCAGCAGCTGCAGAAGGTTCGGGACAAGCGCCGTGCTGAGTTCGAAGAGATCATGGCCCTCACAAATCCCTCCGTCAAGAAGAAGCTGCTGCAGTCTTTCGCAGACTCAGTGGACTCTGATGCTGTGGATCTGAAGGCCGCTGCTCTTCCTCGACAGGCTAGCCAGGTCATTCTACCCGTCCCCAAGATGAAGACCACGGAGGTTTACGCCCCCAACTTCAAACATGGGGAGAAGGTTGTTCTCGTTCGTCACCCCCATGGTGGACGATTCGAGATCCCAGAACTGACAGTCAACAATAAAAACCCTCATGCCAGAAAAGCCATAGGGACTAAGGTTAAGGATGCTATCGGTATCCATCCTAAGGTCGCTGAGCGTCTGTCTGGTGCGGACTTTGATGGTGACTCAGTTCTCTGCATTCCCAACAATAGTGGAAAGGTCAAGACCTCACCAGCTCTTAAGGGGCTGAAGGACTTTGATCCCAAGGCTATGTATCCGGCATACCCTGGTATGAAGCCCATGACTTCTAAGCAGAAGCAGATGAAGATGGGCGAGGTTTCAAACCTCATTACCGATATGACTATCGGTGGTGCAAACCAGGCCGAGATTGCCCGTGCTGTTCGACACTCCATGGTTGTGATTGATGCTGAAAAGCACAAGCTCAACTACAAGCAGTCCGAGATCGATAACGGTATTGCCGCCCTCAAGAAGAAATACCAGGGCAAGGCAAACGCTGGGGCTTCTACTCTCATCAGCCGTGCTTCTTCTGAGAAGCGGGTTGCTGAAAGAAAAGCCCGGTCCGCTTCAAAGGGTGGGCCTATCGATAAGCGGACAGGTCGCAAGGTCTATGAAGAGACTGGGGCTACTTATGTGGACAAGCATGGTAAGACTGTGCTTCGTACAGAGAAGTCTACTAAGTTGGCCGAGACCCATGATGCATACTCCCTTGTTTCTAAGAACGGGAGTGCTATTGAAACGGTCTATGCCAATCACTCTAACGAACTGAAGGCTATGGCTAACGAAGCCCGTAAGGCTACGCTTGCTATCCCCTCTGTTCGAAAGAACCCCCAGGCCGCAAAGACCTATACCCCTGAAGTTAAGTCCCTCAAGGCCAAAGTAAACGAGGCCCTCCGGAATAAACCCAGGGAAAGACAGGCACAGGTCCTAGCTGATGCGGTCATCAGGGCTAAGAAGCAGGCTGATCCTACTCTAGCCACTGATAAGGAGCGCCTCCAGAAAGCCCGCCGCCAGGCTTTAGCCGAGGCCCGTTCAAGAACGGGGGCTGGTAAGAAGCCTTTCGCTATCACTCCTCGAGAGTGGCAGGCTATCCAGGAAGGTGCTGTCTCACAGGCTGCTCTCAACAAGGTTCTTGAACTTGCTGATGAATCAGTAGTTAGGGAACTGGCTACACCTAGGTCGCAGCCTAAGATCTCGTCCAGCATGGTGTCCAGAGCCAAGGCTATGAGTAGTAGAGGTAAGACTGCTGCTGAGATTGCTGAAGCTTTGGGAATCTCAACAACTTCTGTTCACCGTGCTCTTGAGGAGGGCTGACCACACCATGGTACACACCCTCTCACAGGGCCTCTCTGAGGAGGTCTACTATGGCTAGGATGCTGTCCACAGTGGACAATCCTTACGATCCAAGAACTTCATGGGACGAATGGTTTGCTTTTGACACCGCCCACGGCTACGGTACCTGTGGCCTGGTGGCTAGGCTGTGTGTGTCAAGCGATTCGTTAAGTGAAGAACTTGAAATCGGAGAAATTGAAAATGCAATTGATCGAATTCTCAAGTTTGATGTAACAAATTTCTATCAAACTTTTGAAATCGATGATTGAAAAATAAAATTTCTTCGTCGACACCGGGGGAGGGGGGTTCGCAATTTGAGCCCCCCACCCTCATCGCCGCCCCCTCC